GCTCGTTCAAGTGCATCTTGTACTGCTTCTTTGCGCATGTATTGATGCAAGTATTCTAAGTATATTACTTCATGTGTCCAATGGTCAATCTTCTTATTTTGTTTAATTACATATTCAATAAATAATTTAGGGTTCACAGCCCGGATATTAATAATATGACGACCAAATTTAACAAACGCTGTGTAGTATGGACTTGAGACAAAGTCAGCATAGCTCTTTAGTTTAGCTGACCCTTGTGTCAGTTCAAAGAAACGTAGGTATGCTTGTAGACCAAACTGTACGCCAACTTCCTTTTCCTGTTGCCAACGACGTTTGGGCTCACAAAGATGCGCAGCCAAAGTACTTTCCTTACGAAATTCCTTTGAACAATATTTACAGGTATATGTTGGTGTAGCTTCTATAGTAGTTTTACCTTCATTCCAAGCTGATACTATGTCGTCGATCATTCCAACTCTTTCTTAATGGTCTTATCATCCATGCCCAGCTGTTGACCTAAGAGTTTAAGACTTTTAGTATCGTTAATTGCTACCAGCACGTCGAGTTCATCTTGACGTAGGTTAGGATATAGTTTAGCAAGAAACTTTGATGCTTTGCTGTTGCCTTCTTTCTTTTTGGTGCCCTGCCAATAATGACTTTGTCTGCCCATGCCCGGACTTACAGTTGTACAACATAGCCATTGTAACTTAGTGTGCTTGTTTATGTCAAAGAAGTTTTTATTTACACGTTCATTCACTGCTAGTAGATAATATGCCTGTAGGTCACTCGAACCTGTGACACTAGCACCATAACGTAGCATTAGATAGGTACTGAACTTCTTACGATCTTCTTCTGTAAAGTTATCATAGTAAGCACGATCTTTGCGATCATATGCTGCCATTTCATCGTTGATTTGTAAACTACTGCTCATCATTTACCTTTGCGCAAATAACTAAGAATTCCAGTTATACTTTGTTGCATATTATTGTATTTGTACTTAAGACTTTCCAATTCTTCGGCTTGTCTATGTATTTGTAGTTGCAAATTTAGAATAACATCTTTTTGTTCTCTAATAACTTTGTCATGCGACAGCAGGTTAGGGCGCGGTGGCGCATTAGGATCCACTGCACGTTTTTTCTTTGCTTTATATTGGTCTGGATTATACGCCATCTTTATATTCCTTTGATAACTTATATATCATTATAGCATGATCAAGTGCAGCTTGTAAAGTCTTATTTGTTTTTGCGGCTCGCCGAACTTCACCCCAAAGACGATCTTCTCGTATTTGGGCCATTGAATCTTTTAGTTCATTATCATCTAATGCTATTACACCTTCGTACATCATATCGTCGGTGATCACACTAGGATTAAGTTTAGTTACCATATTATCCGTTCCAGTGTCGCAGTACACCTGCAACAATAGTAAAGTTTGTCAGCAGATATGATAATACAATTATAGTACGTATTAGTGCGACTCTATCTGCTTCTTTATCAGTTGATCCAGTCTTTTCACCGAGTGCTTTGGCCCAAAGTCGCCATGCTTTTTTGTGTATCATATTACCAGATCTTTGAGTAGTCCACAATTTCACTCTGACGGCTAATATCCTTAACAAAGTACACACACAAAGGAGCGGTGCCCGATTCAACCGGCACGGCCAACATCTGTCCGGGTTTAAGTTTAGGGAAGTACCACTTGACATCTTGATAAATGTCTACTATCTCAATATTAAAGAATTCTGGTTTAAAGCTACTTAGGGGATTAAATGCAAACACACTAAAGCCTCGATCGTTAATACTAGTTAGCGGTATTACTTCTAGGTCACCAATGTCGGGCTCACCAATAAGTACCTGCCAGTCCACAGGCATTTTTACTATGTTGCCGCCGATGTTTAATACCAGTGCCGGGCTGTTAAATGATTCTAAAAAGATTAACGGAATAAAGAAGTAGTCTGGATTCTTTGGGTCACTATTGTCTAATATTGCAAAACGCAGATCCTCAACTTCGTCGGGGATTTCGTTCATTTCGTAGGCTTGATTTTCTAAGGTTAAGATGTGCATGTGTTACTTCCACTCCGTTTTTTCTACCGCATAAGGATAGTTTGCTTCTGTATAAAATTTCTTTCTGACTGTAAGATGCCGTTTAGCAAACTTACAAGTTGATGTTACGTCCCAGATTTGGACGAAGTCTTTGTCTTCCGCTTTGCGAATGCCACGCCCGATACTCTGGATGACCCTGACAAAAGATTTACCAGGTTCGATAAGCACAAGATTAAAAATACGAGGAATGTTAAGACCAACAGCCGCAACGCCATAAGTGGCAACAGCAACAAAGTCATCGCCTGTTGCAAACTCATCATAGCTTTCTTTACGGTCATCTGCTTTAGTTCCTCCACTGACAAACACAGCATTATTAATCTTTTCAATTAATGCCTTGCCTGGTGCAATACGGTCAACTAGCACAAGTGTGTTGCCTGTCTTACGTACTGTTTCTACTAGTTTACTTATGTAATCTAGACGTGCTTCGGTCTCTAATAGATAACGCAGTTCGCTTTGGTAGTCTTTATACTCCACATGATCAATTAACTGTAAGATGTTTACGTGACAGTTAGCAAGTACACCCTGGTCCTGCAATTCACTGGCACTCAAACGGCCAATAACCTCGCCTAATGAACACTTTAGGCTCATAAATTCGTACATTTCTTTAGGTATTGTGCCTGTTAATCCCCACCGGATCGGAATATGTGCCATTACACCAGTAAGTAATGTTTTAAGTGCATCTGCTTTGGCCATGTGTACTTCATCAACCATAACACAAATAACATCTTCTAGAAATTCCATTATAGTAATGTCAGCTTCGTGTGCTTTGGTATTTTTAAGTAGAATGTTTAGACTCTGCCAAGTACAGATTGTATGCTGATGCCCAAACTCTTTACGGTCACCGAAATACACACCAACGTCTAATCCTAAGTTGATGTAGTCTGCTTCTGTTTGTGTAACTAACGATTTATTTGGTACGATTACTATAGTACGACCATACTGCTCACAGCTATAGCTAAGTGCCGCAGTGATCAATGTCTTGCCTGCACCTGTGGCAATTTCCTGTAGACACTGCGGATTCTCAAGAAACTTGTTAATAATCTCAATTTGATAATCTCTAAGCACAACTGGCTGACCTGCAATTGTATGTTTAGCTGGCCAAACTTTATGTGCAAATGTAGCTTCTGTTACCTGCGTAAAATCAAACTGTGTACGATAGTCGCGTAGGTCTTCTAGCTCAATATCATATCCACGCTCGTCAATGTAGGGTAACATTTCAGCAAGCAGATTAGTGTAGGTACTGCCACCCAATTGAAAGTATGCTACCTTGCCATCCCAGCGACCAAGACGTACACTTGGTAGGTAACGTGCACCTGGTATTTCATACTTAAATTTGTTTGCAAGATATTTGCGTTCTGTAAGTTCAAGTCCATCTAACTTACAGTTCACTTCATCTTTAATTATAATTTTACAGGTTGCCATTAATCGTTTTCTCTTAATTTGGTATTGGTGCAGTAGGCTATCTTTTCTGCTTGGTTAATCCATTCCATACGTTTGCCGCCGTACATCATTTCCACAGTGGAGACCAACAATGGTATTGAGTAATTCCATGTGGACGGAATCTTATTTGCATACACTACTTTAACATAATTTATATTGTAATCGCAAGTCTTTGTTTTACCACTATAGTTAAAACGGACAATTTCATCTTCAGCGAATCTACTCAAGTCTATATTTACCGATGACATAGTTGGATCATAAATGCATATAGGATAACGATTGGTTAACTCTGCGTATGAAAATAGAAATGACAAAGCATCTTCTGTCATAGGCAAATGTATATCACGTTTACTGCCGAATATATCTAACAGTGTGGGTCGTACTAGATTGTCATCATAGGTATAACCTAACACACCAGAATTGTCAATTAATGCCAGTGCATTATCGGGGCCAAATCCGCCTAACTTGGTGTTAATATATTCAATTAAACTATCAGCAGCATTGGTAATTTCATACCCAGTGTCTGTACGCACTAGTTTAATTTCGTATGTACTAGCTTCGCACTCCATGATCAAATTAAACAAGTTTTGTACGAGTGGATCAATTTCAAATTGATTTATTTCGCCCCAGGTCACAGCCCAATTTACATTAGATTCGGTGATGGCCAAATACCAAACCTTTTCTTCTTGATTGTACTTCATACTACCTTGACTTATATTACGTTCTTCTTGTATAGCTTTAATCATTGGTAGGTCGTAGGGAAAGCGTACACCGATACGTTCATCATCTAACCAAATTTGTTTTGATCTATTAACAACTCGTACTGGTTTACGAAACTGCGGAATTTCTGCCGGTGTTACATCAATACCGAATCGTGCAAACTGTTTGCGGTATTTAAGCACTAACCGTACAGCAAGATCTGCTTGTCTATCTGTTAAGGCGCCACCCCAATAGGTATGTGCGCTCATGCTTTCAACAATAGTAATATCATAACGTGCTAAGTTGATAATAGGAGGCTCGGGAGGGTTAACGATTACCAACGTACCAGGTGTGTGGCCGCCTAGCAGTTCCAAATAGTCTTCGATGTGATTATAAGATATCATAGTATTAGTATACTTGATTGTTTTAAGTAAATCAACCGATAAAAAAAGGCACTAAAAAGTGCCTTGTTAGTAAACTAATTCCTTATTTAAAAATCAATATCAAATTTAGCGTCGTTAACCCAGCTCGCAACATCTGCACCATATTCTAATATAGTATTATGGTCTACAGTTTGTATTAAGTAGTCGGAGAAATCTGTGTCATCACATGCGTCAGTTTCCCAATATGCGTTGTATGCTACTCCGATTGGTGTGTTCCATCCTGCTAACCATTCGTAGCCATCATCATTTCCTATGCCAGAAATACGATGAACTCCGCGCTCTATTTTTATTGCGGCTTTTTTAACGGCAGGATTAACAACAGGCACTTCGGCTTCTGTAATCAAGTCTGCAAACTTTCTAAAAAATTCCGTTGTCATTTCAATAATTCCTGTATAAAGATATTTATCATTATCAAAAAAAAGCTCAACGTAGTTAAACATTGAGCTTTGAGGACGTTACACTAGGAGCATGACTGTGCAGTGTAACGTAAAACTGTTATCGAGGACGGAGAGTGTAATTTACTGCTACAATGAAAGCATCCAATACTGCGCCTGGATAGTTGTGTTTGCCCATATCCACAAAGAAACACATAACAAATAAACCAATGAAGAACCATGTTAGTTGTCGATCATTTTCATGCAACCAAAAACGAATTTTATTCCACATATACTACTCCTTGTTAGCTAATTTTTCAGATAATTTTTTTAGTTTATCTACAGCTTCATCGTAACGGACCCAAGATTCATGCGCACGACCAAAACAATAACCAATAAACACAAACCAAACCACGCTTAACCAATATTGCCATTCCATATTAAATCTCCTTAGTCTTTACCGCTAGCTAAAAGAATTACGGTAAGTAGGAACCACCAAGCACTCCAATCCTGCCAACCTACTAGGTAAACGGTACCTCCTAGTAGGATTAAATTATAAATCATTGCCAACAGCAATTTCATTATGCTGCCTTCATACAAGTTGTTTTAGCCATGCTTTCCCAAGTGTTAGGAAAACTCTTGTATAGCTGTGCTACTTTAATTGCCATACGCAAACTCATCTCACGCATTTTGTTTTTGTTAGCATCCAAAAAGTCAATAATAACATCTTGTCCAACTTCGCTAATGCCTAAGTCACTAAACATCTCGCCTTGTTTAGCAATCTGTCTAATACGCAATACTTTATCACGCATTGTATCTAATGTCAAATCTAAATAGTGACAGCGCGACTGTAATGCTTCTAAGTGATCTTTCAAACGTTGTGACTTAACTGCGTCAAATTTTAAGTTAGTAATAAAAATTACACTACCTTTAAATTGGAAACTGTTAGGAATATCTTCTTGTTTTAGTACACGTGATTCTGACAACCAGCTAATCTTACGTGACTTACCACTGTCTAGCGCACCTTTAAGCAAGTTCAAACTAACATCATCAAATAGTATGCTATCACAGTCATCAAACACAATAACGCTGTTAGCATCACTATACTCGTACAATACCTTGTACAAACCAATAGCACTAGCACTACCTTTAACCACAGTGTGTTTAGGTTTTGCATTAGCAATGTTTTGGAATAAGTTTGCTTTGTCAATTTGTGCTTCCACTGTGTAGCTTTTACCCACACCCGGAGGTCCACTTACAATCATCGCACGTATATCACCGTTCAATACTGCCTTAGTCATTTCGTCAAGCATTTCAAAACGCAAGCCAATATCAGCAATACGTTCTTCGTCTGACTGTTTGCTAGTTGCGTCTACTTCTTTAGCAGTTACTACACCAGTATACTCGTCAGCATGTACAAACTCAATGTCTGTAGGACTTTCTACTAATACTCTAATTTTATCTTTACCAAACTGCCCTGTACCATCAACAGTAATAAAGCCGCCTTTAGCACCAACAGTATAATGTTTTACCAGTGGAAATACTTCGTTTTTAATTTCAGTGTTTCTATAACTACCATTTTTAATTTTAACAAAACCAGTCATTTATTGCTCCTTTTGTTGTTTTCTTAGTATTCGTAATTATAGCACCTCTGCGTGTGCTTGTCAACCGCTTTAGTAATTAAGTTCGCGGAAGTCGGAGTATGGAATTGTGTAGTTGTTAGCACGAATTATTGTGACTAACTCTTTTGCCGCCGCGTTGTAAAAACGTGCGTATTGACGAACTTGTAGACCGCTACGTTCACCGTCGCAGGTTAAGTTCTCTGGGCTTAGGTCATTGTCTAAACTGTCATACAAATTTTGACAATCACGTTCTGATAAGTTATTAACATCGTAGGTTACATTATTGAAAATACGTGCCCAAGCATTTTTTTGTTCAATGTATTGTGCTAGATTTTTCATTAGTTGCTCCGTTTTGTTAGTGTATGTATAGCATTATACAGTCATTTTACCAAAATGTCAACCGTTTTAAATGGACTATCTTTGAGTGCAATCTTCTCAAACTTGCGACCGCGTTTGTCAAACTTGGCCTTGTGATCAAAGTAGATAGGAAGACCTTCGCCCCATTTTTGATAACCAATGACCCGTTCACCACTCATTAGGTAAACATGGTTTGGCTGTCGATAGTCTACCTTCCACTCTGTTACTTCACGAATAACTTCAATAGCCATTATTGTGCTAACTTTGTGAAAATACTTTGTTGGAGTTCTGCTACTTCGTCGTTGGGTACATAATAATCCGTTGTAGGATCATAGTATTCGCCGGCAGGTGCGTCATAATATAACACACGACCGTTGGGATAATGGAATGGACCTTCTAAGCCCTTGCGTGGGCCATATTCTTTGCCATTTTGAAAAACTGTGTAAGCCATTTGTCTATTCCTTATTAACTAAACAAATGCTATTATACGTTCTTTTGGTGTGGTTGTCAACCGTTATTTAATCACAGTCAGAGAACGCTTCTATCAAACGTTTGTTACATTCTGTGTCGCCTGGTTGACAGACAGTTGACGGAGTAATTGGTTCTTGTGGTGTAATTGGTAAGGTTGGTTCTGTAGTAGTTGACATTGTATGTCCCTTGGTTAATTTGTATGGCAATTTTGTCACCATGCAAATATTTAGTTGTTTATGAAAATAATAAGTAGCACCATTCACTAAAAACATAGTATACATGAATTTAGTGAAGGTGTCAAGCGTTATCTTATAGCAACTTTATCGCCACTGTAGAATGTGTGTCCGCCAATGCGATCTATTCTTTCAAGACCCCACTTTGGACGTACTCGGGCATTATGAAAATACAATGCGTCAGAGCCAAGTGATTCTAATCTAAGTCCGTCAAGTAATACCTTACGTGCAATTTCCTGACTTTCTTTCCATGCTTTAGAATATACTCGTCGACCTTTAGCCAACGGATCACACACCCATGAGAACTGACATATAGTTTTGTCTGCTACTTGAGTTTTTTGATGTACAACCCCGCATATGGTTGATGGGAAATTACCACTGTTAGCTCTATTAACTGTTACTTGAGCCACTGCTACTTTGCCATTGTAACTTTCGCTACCGGCTTCATGGTAAATGTTTTGTGCTAGACACGTTAATTGTCGTTGCGTTGATGCGGTTATTTCATCTGCTTGCGCAGGTACTGCTACTGTTACTGCTATTACAACAATGGACATTTTTGCCCAGGTTAGTAAATTTCTGTGAAACAATCGTGAGATTGATCGCATAGCGTTTCCTCCTGTTTAGTTTTGTCTTTAGGTTGTCGGCCTTAAGAATTGATGTCAGCAAGTGCCTTGTCGATGCTGACATAATATTGGCATGATCGTGTGCTGGTATCTTTAATCATTACCAAGTCATAATCATCAAATGGTGCACGGGTAATCTGTGTGCTTGATGTGTGTCTATGACATTTTTCTCGCTTTGCGCAATATCTTCCTGCGCAATAGTAAGTTCTTGCTTCTGTACTACTTATATCTGCTACTGTCATTACCTTAGATTTCGTCATCTGAATCCTCCGAAGGTATAGTATATAGCTAGAGTTTGATCTTGTTTACTGTATACTTTACTTTCTTTAGTTCTAGATAACTACTCTAATCCTAAAATCCCTGGATGTTGTCGTAGTATAGTTGTTCTATACTGAAGCCAAATGTCGTATAATTCGTCACTATCATACCGATTTATCAGTACTTTTAAGTCAGAAAGTGCTATAATATCGCCAATATATGGCTTATATTTTTCACCCACTGTTTCTGTTGTATGTCGGTATGCTAATACCTTAATGCCTTCTAATTCGATATAAATTGAAACTAATCGTTCAATTAAAAAGATAAACATTGGTAAGTTTGGATTAAAAGCGTATTTGCTGCCGCCTACTCCAAATACTAATTGATTAAACTCGAGATCTTTTTTGGCTTCATCAAATAACTTAGTACCAAATGCCATAAATCCATCCCAAAACTTACGACTGCCTACTATGTAATTACACCACATAGTAGTCGATCTATCTGTTAAGATTTCCCTAACGTGTACATCACTATAGCCAATCTTAGCTAAAAACATATCAGCAATTTGACTAATATTCGGATGGTACTTGTCACCTTGTTCCCACCCATTGGTAAATAACGCTTCATTGGCAATACTAGGATTTACAAAATATAGTTCATATCCCGGATTGTCTTCAATGAATTTGATAAACTGCTCTCCGTTAAGATTTGTCTTTTGTCCAAACTTCCAACTTAAGAATCCCCAATATTCTAATCCCTCGTCACAACACTTTTGGTAATCTTTATTCCATACATACCATTCTTGATATTCTGGATGTGGATTAGCTATATTATTCCACGGTATAAATGCTGGGTCTAACTGCGGTAGTTGTTCCGTTTTATAATAAATTTGATGTATTTTTATGTTGTTGGACATACTGCTCTATTTCCTTTGTTAAGCTAACTGTTCTTGGCAAGAACTCTGTTTCTAATCTATAATTAAGTGTTTCTTTATTAGTAATATGATGGAAGCCCCAATTACGCTGGCGATCTACTAAAGGTATTTGTGTTTGTATTTGTAGTTTCCGAGACAAGGCCTGTTCATTAAATGGACTCCATCCATAATAAAAGATTACCAGTTTATCTGTGGTGTAGTTTGGATAATGTCTGCCAGGAACAGGATACTCTACAGAAATATTGTGTAGGCTACGGGCGCGACGATCTATAAAGTTATTGTGAAATGTGAACCCGTCTGTTTTTTGTTTATATAAAGGTAGATCGTAGGTTAATTCTTGTTCTTTATTTGTATCAACAAAAAACATACTGGGTATTAACAATTGTCGAGGTACATCATCCATTAATGAATAATCACCGATTAACTGTTCAGTTACGTTAAGACAAATTTTCCAACCTTTGATAGACTGCTCAATATCCATAACTTCGTAGTCAATCATGTCTGCTTGAAAGTTAGGATTACGACTAGTGACAATAGTCCACGTAGGGCATAATTCTCTAATAATCTCAACACTGCGATCAGTGCTGTGATAGTCAATCATTATGCCATGATCAAATATCTGCTTGTGATGGTTAAGGAACCATGGTAGCATATACTCTTCATTATAGAAATGGCAAAGTAAGGTTTTCTTCATTGTTTGTTATCTACCCATTGTTTGTGCAGAGCAATAATTGGTTTGATTTCTGCTGTTAGATCTCTACTCAACAGTTGTTGTTCTAATCTAAATTTTTCCAATAACTGTTCTTTGGTAAACACATGATGCGATCCAGGAGCAGTTCCTTTGGGTGGGGTTGAAAATTTAGTTTGAATTTGTAGTCTTCGTTTTAAACTATTTTCTTCTATACTACCGAACCCATAATAGAAGATTACCAAATCTTCAAAAGAATGTTTTTCTTTCCAAAAATGTCTGCCAACTGTTGGATATGGTGCAGCGTAATTGTGTATACTTCGAGGTGGTCGTTTTACACTACCGTGAGACTGTAAACCAGCAAACTCAGTTACTATTCCATAGCCCCAGTGTCGTTGTTCGTATATAGGCTGATTAGCATCCAATAATTCAGGTTCGCCTTGGTGTTCCATGTCAACAAACATATATTGTCCGATATAGTGCCTGACGTTTGTAGCTGTATTTTCTAACCTATTATAATTGCCAATTAAGAATTCTGGGACGTTTAGGCAAATTCGCCAACCTTCTAACGGTGCTTCATAATTTAAAACTTCTCGATCGATACTTGAAGGATTTTGAAAGGTAGTATTAGATGATTGATGTATTTCCCATGTAGGGCAAATTTCTCGAATAATTTCTACAGACCTGTCAGTTGAATTGTAATCGATCATAATGCCATGGTCAAATATCTGCCTATGGTGCTTTAGCCAAAATGGTAATAACCATTCTTCATTATAAAAATGACAGAGAACAGTTTTCTTCATTACTCTACACTGATAGTTGGAAAGTAACGCACGTATACATCATCGGCATTGTCGCGTTTGACTTTAATTTTAGTTTTAATTTCGTCAAAGAAATTCCACGCCAGTGGCACAAATGCAATATTCAAATCCTTACATTCATCTAACATTTCAATCCCTACCACAGGGTCGTGTATACCTGGAGTAAATCGTCCTTGTTTAAGTGGATTATCGTCGATGATAAAGTCTAAATGAATGCCACCAAAGTTAAGTAAGGTCATACCTTTGGCCGCAGCTCCGTAGCCAGCAATAACAAATCCTGCTGCACGATAAGCACCAATCGTTGATTTTAAATCGATCACTACCTGTAGGCAACGACGTGTATATTCTTCGTAGGTTGCTGTGTTTTGTAGGCCGTATGCATGTTCTTCAGCTAGGATCTGTTGTACTGTACTGTTATCACCCGGTACTTTGCTAAACATAAACACATAGCTGTTACCGTGAATAGGAGTTTTGCGCACATCTAACAAGTATAGGCCAGCACGACCTGCTAGTTCATTCATGCTGTTAACATTAAAAAAACTAATATGCTCGTGATATACTGTGTCAAACTGATTTTCTTTAACCATATCTGCTTGGCTAGTCTGAATGAACAGTATGGTATCATCGCGCATAATATCACGACACTGTTCTAAGAATTCTAACGGATAGCTGTTATGTGCTAGAACGTTCTGTGCTGAAATGATATCTACTTTATCTTTAAACAATGCTACATGTTCTTGTTTAAAGTAATCACATACTACTTCGTGTTCTTTACTACTAAGCACATGTAGGTTTGTTGCAGGGTCTATACCATATGTAGTTAGTCCCATGTCCTTGTAGACGTTTAATTGTGTGCCGTCGTTGCAGGCAATCTCTAGTACTGAATTAGGCTTACGGCCATTACGCAGTTCAAACTCTGAAATGTTATATTCAGCAAACCATTTAAAGTATTCTAATAGAGTCTTACTTGTACCGCTGACATATAAGTAGTTACGGAATAGTAAATCTGGATCTACTGCGTGACTTAACTGTAAGTGACTACATTCTGTACAGCGATTTAATACCAATGGGAATGTTAGTTCAGCTTCATCTTTGCTCTCAATAAAACTATTAGCCATAGGCTGTACACCTAGATCTAATGTTAATTCTAAATGCTTACTGCCACAGCATAGGCATTCTGTTAATTCTTTAGCGTGTTCTATAGTCATACTCTTTTTCCCATTGATATATCATATAATTATCGCGACGCCCAATGTGCGCTGAATTATACTTTTTTATTAAGCTGTCTACTATAGTAGTAGGTGTTTCAGTAAATGTAAAGTCAAATGTCTTTTGAAATAATGTAGTATCTAGTCCAAAGTCATAGGCATTAGCTGTTGTGCCTTTGTCTATCAACGGTACATTTAATTGTTCTGCCACTGCGTTAGCAATGTTCTCAACACTGGTATTAAAGCTGGCCATGTTGTAGATACCTGCTTGAGGTCTTTCTATACAGTGTGTAATACCACGACATAGATCTTCAATGCCTAATAGGGCACGATTAATATGCTTGTTAGTCACAGTGATCTTTCCCTGCGATTTAGCCGAGTTATACATAGCATTGATCATAACATCAGCACGTAGGTTAGGAGCCCAACCGTTTACTGTACCAAAGCGCAGTCCTATGAGCATCTGTCCTTGACCTATTAGAATCTTAGCTTCTAAGTCTAAGGTGTATTTGGTAATGTCATAGTTGTTTACAGAAATGAAGCGTTTGTTAGATTCGACAAATAGTTGTCCGGGTAAACTGTTACCGTAGACACTTGCTGAACTAGCATAGATAAGTGGAATATTCTTCCAACTTAGTTTAGCCGCTAGGTCTGTAAAGTTAGTAACGTTGTTTAACCAAGGTCCATCAATTGGACCAACACAGCTAGCCACACTACTATGCCCTGCTAATAACACCACAGCACTAAACTGTTCTAGGTATTCCTGTGTTAATTTGTGATAGTCTAGTCTAGTTGAATTTAGATCATAGTTGTACCAGCAACAATCTACACTTTCAACAGTGTAGTCTTGCGCTAATACCTGCCTAAGTCTTGAACCGACGTAACCATTACCGCCAATGATTAAAATGTTTTTCATTAGTCAATAATCATCATACCATTTGGTGCAATGTTGCCCTGTAGGCCAACTGTTTCCAATTCAACTAACTTATCTTGAGGAATATATTTGGCCATAGAGTGTTCAACGTCAATATATTTCTGTTGATTAAACGTAGCAAACATATTTTGTAAAATAGTTTGAAACAATTGAATAGTATCAATGAATAAACTTGGAGTAAATGACCATAGGCGTGTTTGCAACATAGTAGTTACACCAGTATCAGCCGAGTTAATCCAACTGGCCTGCGCTCGTTTAAATACATATTTGTCAGCAGTGGCTTCGTTATCAAATGCAGAGATATCAAACTTATCAGTTAGTTGATAACGACCACTAAGTTTAAATATTCTCGATGAGGTTGTAATGATTTCCATTATTTCAGGATTAGAAGACATATAAGTAAGTGCCTTGTACATGCCAACACATTCCATTGAATTTTTACCAATATCATAATTAGTAATATTGTTATGGAAATGTTGTATGTCCTTGTCATCACTGTTGTCAATGTAATAATCAACTGTATCTATTAGCTCATTGAATTCTACGCTGTCATCTGCCTGCACCGCAACTGTGCTATTATCAATTAAAATGATAGTACAATCTGGTATATATTGCTTGGCGCTTTTAACTGTATCTAGGGTTTGTTGTATACGTTGTTTAGCATCGTAGATACCGTAGTTAGTATATACTGCTGATGTAATTAAGACTAGTTGTTTACTCATATTGGTGTGCTCGTTACTAATTCAGTTGGGCGTTTGCCATCTTTGTCTAATACTACAATACTATCATAGAAATGTTGTCCTGACAGATCTTTATAGAAGTCAGCAAACATTATATTATCTGGATGACGATCCAACTCTTTGTAGTAATTAACATTCATTGTGTCGGTAATTTGTTTAGCATAGTTTAAAAACGTGCTAGGTACTCGAACACCGCCACCATACTCTGGCCAATAATTAGTATGTGTATCTTCACATAGATAAACACCGCCTGGAGTAATGCTTGGCCATGTCTTTTGTAAGGTTAAAATTTGGTGACTGCATACATGACTTCCGTCATCGATGAATACATCAATGTTTGGATATTCTATTAAGAACTTGTCCCAAAAATTTGGGTCAGCTTGACTACCATTTACCTGTATACAACCTGGAGTTTGGTGTTCTGGTTTAAATGCATTTGGGTCAATATCAATACCAACAATAGTAGCACCTTCGCCAAAATACTTCTTCCACATTTCAGCTGAGCCGCCACGACAAATACCAACTTCAACTACTACTGGATTCTTACCAACAAACTTGTTAAAGTGCTGTTCGTAGATGTCAAAGTAATGACTCCATTTACCGCAGTGTAGATCTAAATTATCAAATATTTCTCTTAGCATCTTAACCATCTCTCATTTGCTAGTGTCCATTGTACTACTTCGCCGATACGTTCAGTTAGCGCAACTTTTGGCTCCCAACCAAGTTTACGCATGTAGTCACCACTTAGTGCATAACGTAAATCATGACCTGGACGGCTACTATGAAAATCTACCATATCATATTTAAGCTCTTTGCCCTGTGCGTCAGCGATAAGTTGTGCCAATCTTAGATTATCGATTTCTTCTTTGCCTACTAGGTTAAACTTAGGACATTTAGCACCACCATAATCTTTTTCTAACTTATTAGGATCTAAATTCAATAAGAAATGCATAGCATCTGCTACGTCTGCAGCATGGATGTAATATCGACTACCTGGTATTGTACGTGTTGCATCACTGTGGATTGTAATAGTATCACCGTCGTTTACCTTACGAATACACATAGGAATAAACTTCTCTGGGTGTTGACGTTGGCCAAACACGTTCATTGTATGTGTAATATAAATTGGTAGCCCGTAGGTATTTTCAAACGCTACTGCTAGTTCTTCGCCGCCAGCTTTGGTAGCTGAATAAGGATTGCCACTGTTGTAACGATCACGCTCACCGTAGTTAACACCATTTGGTGCTGGACCAAATACTTCATCTGTTGAGAAGTAGATAAAACGTTCTAAGTTAGGTAGTTTACGTGCGAACTCTAAGATGTGACCTGTGCCAACTACATTGTCCCAAACAAACTCCATCGGAAACTCAATACTGCGATCAACGTGTGATCCTGCGGCTAAGTGTAGAACATAGTTTACATCACCAATGTCACGAGCCACCATTGGATTTAATTCTGCACGTAGATCATGGAATACAACTTTAACACGCTTACGTGTTTCTACGTCAAAGTCTGACATCATATCAGCTAATCGGTTTAAGTTGCCCGAAAAGTCTAAGCGGTCTAAGCTGACAATATTCCAATCTGTATTTTTAAGTAAGTTTTCGATAACGTGATGTGCGATGAAGCCTGCACCACCTGTTACCAGCACGGTTTTTGACATTGAAGTGTTCCTTGTTAATTGAATGTTACTACTATACAGTATTTATTTTAGCCAATTACGCAACTAAAATTATGCTGGTTGTGATACTTTGCCTTCTACATATTCACGAATGAATTTAACTGCTTTGCGGCTTGTGTCAAATACAAACTCTTTAGCATCTTCTTCTGTATTTAAAATTACAATAAAACCGTTTGCTACTTTACGAATTTCGATTGATTCAAACATAATGTGTACTCCAGTTAATTTAAGATAAACTCTTATTTTACTATTATAACATTGTTTTGATACGTTAGTCAAGAGAAAAGGCAGAAAAACTTGCCAAAATTAACAAGTTTCTGCCTTATTTGATTCAATTAACTAGGTTGACGTGCTTGACCACCGTTAGCTGGTGTTGAGCGTAACTCGGAGAACTTTTTGTTTTTTGATTCCATATATGATTGCTGTGCGCTGACCATTGCTTTCAAATAGATCCTGCGTTCGGTTTTATCTAAGATTGTTGCTAGTGTTAATTTAACCATCTTACCTAATTTAAAACCTGCGTTTGTTTTAGCCATGTGTATTGCTCCTTATCGTGATTCAACTTTGAGATTTAGTACAAAATTTTCTACTAACAGTTTAGTGATTGTTGCTACTATAATTGCTTCACCATCTTGTGCATTGACGTATTGCTGATATAGTTCGTATGCTTGACTTCCTACCAGTTGATATATACTATCTTTATTCAACGGTAAGTTATCCCAATCTATAGCATCAGTTGTTTCTACTTCTTTTGCTAGTTCTATAATTTGTTCAAGTGTGTAGTTCATATAATTAGTATACTGCCTATTTTATGTAATGTCAACATACATTAACTCAAAGTTATCAGCTCGACTTTCATGTCCTATATAACCGCGTGGGTTACATACTACACGTGTTTCGCCTATAGCATAGTCAAAGTCATCATGTGTGTGCCCGTGTACCCATAACTTAATCTGCGGGCGATAGGCTATGAAGTCACCAAGTTCAGTATGGAACGCACCGTTCATATCACGATCACCTAACCATTTAGGTGCACAGCTCTGCCAGCTAGGTGTATGATGCGAAACTACTACATATTTCTTAGTGTCATCATTCATCAACACATGGTTAATATAGTCCAAGGCCTGCTTGTGATCATCGACGCTGTCCTGTGGACTAAACTTAGATGGTTCTTCTTTGACCTTATGCCCAATAACCTTACGGTCCACGTTATACTCACCATCATCATACAATGGAACTGTACGTGATATCATTCTGTTACTGTTCTTTACATTGCGAAAGTCATTCATCATGTCTTTAACAGCGTGTAGAGTAACAGGATCCTCATCGTTCATACTGGTCCACATAGTAGCACAGACAAAGGTAACATCCTCTAATTCAAGTGTTTCCTTGTCCATGACCTGTATGTTAGGAAACTTAGCTAGGTGACGTTTAAGTATGCCATAGCTATAAGCAAAGTCACCGTTGTAGTGTTCGTGATTACCCAAGATGTAAATGACTTTAGCAAACTCGTTTGATACTTGTTCAAAGAAAGCAAAGTAACGTTCTGCTCGTTTAGTCTCGGTGATTTCAAAGTCACGAGCCATACAGATATCACCAGCCAAAATAAGCACATCGGCATCAGAGTCATTGGTCAGCTCTATACTGCCAAACTCCAAATGTATATCTGATGCTATTGCTAAACGCACGTCGCTCTCCTTAGTTGATTGTGTATTATACTACCAAACAGCTAATTTGTCAAGCTGCCTTTTGTGTTTTAAGCACATGATGCAGTCTATCAGCGGCATAACTTGCGCACCAAGCATTTGGTTTAACCATTGGGATAACATTACAAGTACCGCGAATGTAACCTATTGCTTGTGTTACAACACAGCTACTACCATGTTCTTCGTTTGGGTTGATGTCTAAGTGTACAGCAACATCACGACCTTCTAATACTTCGTGTAGTTTCAAGTACAGTTCTGAAATTTTGTACACTTCGTTCATTAGGCGCATACTCGGACGATTACGTTTTTGGTCGTAGTCTACTTCTGTTGAACTTTCACCAAATATTTTACAGCCGTGTTTACCGTCAATGTGTACTACAATAGCCAAGGTGTATTCTGCATGCCATTGACCGTTTAGACGAAAACGTGTGCTGTCACCACCAATGTAAATTTTAGTTGCATCACTTTGTGCATTGATAAAATCACGTACTTCATTGAAATTCAGTTTTTTCATATTCAGATCCACGCTTTCTCAGTTCTTCTATTAGGCCACCGTAGGCAAAAGTGTACTGTTGTTCTAATCGTTCTAACATATTAATGCAACTTATGATGTGTGCTGTATCCATGTCACTAATCAATAAGATTTTGCGTGTTTTAGTTAGCCACGTGGTACGATGCTGTCTACGGTACTCTTTAAAGTCCGCATAGTTAGGAGTACTTAATATATCCCAGGCTAATTGTTGTTCTTCATTCATTAGATTAATCTTACTGCTCAATAATATTGGCTCCGGTGGAGAGAATCGAACTCCCACTAATGGTTTTGGAGACCATCGCACTGCCATTATACTACACCGGAATAACTTGGCCGAAGAGGTGAGATTCGAACTCACGGTACATATTACTACGTACGACAGGTTAGCAACCTGCTGATTTCAGCCACTCATCCACTCTTCGTTATATTTGGCGGAAGTGGTAGGATTCGAACCCACGGACCCTTTCGGATCGACAGTTTAGTAAACTGCTGCTTTAGACCACTCAGCCACACTTCCATTTAAAAACTATTATAACACCGTTTAGTTACTGTGTCAAGTACTTATCAGAGATAATAGTCAAACTTACCTGCTAAACATTGTGATTAAAATACTCACTAATTTGTTCTTGAATTTGATTAATATCTTTAAGATATTGTTGATGCAATCCATTCCAAAAATAATTATGATTATGTTCTAACACAGGTTTAATTTTTGTATACATTGAATTTAATGTTTCCTGTGATTGGTTAAAAAGATCAAGTAATTGTTTAAGTAATAGCTCAAATCTTAGTTGAGGAACATCAACACTATCATAACTTTCATCAAATATAGAACTATATGTTTCAAATCCTAATTTTTTCAATTCTGCTAGTGCACCAGCACTGCTAAACAATAACATCGGATGTCCGTATGCCAATGGTTTCATAGTTTTTTCTGTAAAAAATACATTATAGTTTTCATTTATATATGTTTCATTGACAAAGGAACAAAAACTTTTTTCGTAATACTCAATGTTTCCCGGACCCCAATCATTATTAACAAAATTATCTATTTTATATGGTAATTTTTGATAGGCCTGTTCCATATCTAAATCTAAGTTATACCATCGTTCACCATTGCCAATTGTATCGTTTAGAGTATTATATATAGTTTTACTATCGTTAACACCAAAACGATCCTGCATCAAATAACTAAAGTAACAGCGATCTAATAGATTAAATTTCAACATAAACTGATATAACGCTTGTCTCGGCCACGCGGCACGATTGTTTAAACTTAATAATAGTTTTTCAAATGTTCTATCAAAATTAACCGGTACTTGCGGCATCTCTGTTGTATAGTATGCATAGGCCGATGGTATTTTAAAAAACTTGCAATCATAAGTTTGACTGAACTCTTCGGGATAATCTCTTGTGGTAACTATAGCAACTCGACAATGTTGATAGCGTTTTAACATGTTTTCAATTTGATCATTTCTAGTAGCTTCACCTAGACATGAATAAATTATATATTTTTTTGTTGAGCTACTATCATACATTCCATGATAATTACTAACCAAATCAACCTGGTCTGATATCAACGTGTCGAGTTCCGGGTAAGGATTTGATTTTTTTGGATTCATATAATAGTCTTAGTGTAAGTATTCTGCTACTAGCACCACCTAGCCCAGAACTGAGTAGTTACCCTGTCCAACTGTTTACTTGTGGATGTAACAGTAAAACAACCTAGGATATTCTCAAGTCGCTCATATAGTGAGCCTTGCAGTAGATCTTACGCACTGTGCCTTTATGGTATCGGCAATTTACCCACTTTCATAAAGACAAAGTGTAACCCTAGTGTCTGGAGCGGGATAAGGGGATCGAACCCTCGCTAAAAGTTTGGAAAACTCTTGTGCTACCATTACACCAATCCCGCGATTGGTACTCCCAAGGGAATTCGAATCCCTGTTACCTGCGTGAAAGGCGGGTGTCCTAGGCCTCTAGACGATGGGAGCCTAAACTGGTGCCGCCAGAAGGAGTTGAACCCTCGACCCACGGATTACAAATCCGTTGCTCTACCAACTGAGCTATAGCGGCTTAAAACTTTTACTTACGTGCTTCTAATATTCTAATACGACTACGGATCTTTGCTTGATCCTTTTTCTTACTAGTCTTTTCTAACATGGTATTTAATTGTGTTAGGTTCAATGGACCTAAACGTGGTTTACCCGTGCGTGTCTGCATTGGATTTGCTTTTTTCACTGCCATGTTACTTCTCCTGTGTTGGTTGCGGAGGACGGATTCGAACCGCCGATCTACAGGTTATGAGCCTGTCGGGTTGCCACTTCCCCACCCCGCGATAAAAGTTCTGCGGCCAGTACAGGCCTGTTATCATGTGCAGAATCATGACTGATTTCAACGGTGGAGTTTCACCACAGGCATCAGCTACCCTTGGACGGTTTGCCGTACTCTCCTAACCTCGAATACATATTGTTACGGCTTTCTTCCATTTACTTATTTGTTACTATCTATATAGTGTAGCATTTTTGATATACGATGTCAACTATTATTTTGGCGACTCGACGGAGAATCGAACCCAACAAGTTGCGATCTTGACCTAGCATGGCTAGGCTCCTGGCCCAACAGGACTATCTACAAACTGTTAACGCATTCTTGCGAATGCGTATAATAAAGTACACTAATTACTCACCTAAGACATCGTCCACTTTTACTCTGGGTGGGACCTAGTTGCCGACTAATGTACTTTATTATAACAAGTATTTTCTGTCCACAAAAGAACATGCCATCCACTTGTCCGCCCGTTTACAAACTATCTTTAATGTGCCTTGTTGGACCTCGTTTCCGAGACACATAAAACAAAAAACCCTAGTAACATTTCTGCTCTAGGGTTCTTAATTAAAATTAACTTATATTATATATAAACTCTAATTAAGATCCCCATAGATACTATTCGGTGTGCGATCATTGCCTAATGTCTCAATCGCTGACCAATAAGACATCGTAGCAAGTGCGCAGACTTGTTTCGATATTTTAAATTGATGTAGCTGGTTAAACATTTTGCTTTCGCATTCCTTTAATTAATTTGTTACTATAACAACAAGTATACAGTCTATTTAATAACCTGTCAATCTGTTTGTTAATTTATTTATCTTTTATTTTTGATACGATGTAATATATACACTTATTCGCCAATTATATCAATTCCAGCAGTGCCAAGTTCAGTTACTGCTTCAACTGCGGCTTTTTTCTTTGGTGCACCCCAGAAGTTAGTTGTTGCTGTTTCACTTTGTACACCACGAGCTATTTGTTGTATCTGGCCACCATTGGCTAAAAACTCTGCCATTACTTGTTCATAATCGTATTCATTTATATCTGACATCTTATATCCTTATGTTATATTACTGGTCCGGCGTGAGGGAATCGAACCCCCAACTAGGGAGTAGAAATCCCCTGTTATATCCATTTAACTAACACCGGAGTGTTTGGTGGGCCTTACTGGACTTGAACCAGTGACATTCCGATTATGAGTCGGACGCTCTAACCAACTGAGCTAAAGGCCCAAATAAATTATTGCCTAATTTGTTTGCCGACTTTAGTTAAGTATTCTACACCACAGGTACCTGCTTCGACATCTAGCAAGGCCTGCACAGTAGGAAGATTTTCATATTTAGGTTGCGCTGTAGTTGATCCTGCATTGCGGGCGGCAATAACACGTGTTTTTGCAATTTCGTGTCCGCGCACACCTGCGGCTAAAATTAACTGGAATCGATTGCCACTGAATACGGCATCACAGTTATCAATGTTATATTTTTCAACTGACGCTATCTTTTTTGACATAGTATGTACCTAAGTTATTATTTAAAATACTATTATAACATAACTTAAGATGATTGTCAAATTTATTTTTTAGCTTTTTTTGAAAACGTCAATTGAGGTATGCTACCACGATCGACGTGTACTCCTGTAATGTACGGATTAGGTAATCCGATGTCATTGATCATTACCATCGGGTCTGTATAGTTACGTAAACGTCCTAGTTTAAAGTCTAAGATCATTAGACTATCAAATCCGTGACGTTGTTTGTACACTTCATAATTTGCTGCAAAGAATTGTGGAATAACGCTTTGGCCGTTGGCAGCTTGTTGTGCCATTGCTGTTACATTTACTTTACCTCTAAATATGTAGGTAAACAATTCAGTAGCACATTGTAATCTCTGTTTAGGATCTTCAATTTCTGCTAAGATCTTAGGAATATCACTTACGTGCGCATTTGCTGCACTGTAATCTTTACCTGTATATTTCATTAATATCGCTGGGTTCTGTTCATAGGGAATATCCTTGCCGCCAGCTTCTCCCATACGTCCGCCGCCGGTGCCTGTCGGTGATACACCTTTAACTTCAACTTCCATCTTGCCTATTTTCAAATCTCCACGACCCGAAATAGCAATAAGCGGGCTTAACACAGCAAGTGCTAGTTCACCTGGGCCTTTGTCATTTTGACTGCCAGCTAATGCGTAGAACACACGCTTAACAAATTCGATTGGTGTACCTGGTATACCTGTAATTAATTCATCAAAGGTAACCATGTTGCCGCTGATCATTGCTGGAACATTGATATAACCTTTAGGATATCCTACAACAAATGCGTTCTTTTCTTCATAAGTACCTTCAGTTTGAATAATTAACTGCGTTAACATATTCAAATAGTTTTTAGTATCGGTATCTCTATGTAATATACTTGAAATACGTTCAGTTAGACCAGTCTGGTTAAGCACTGTAAATATACGATTCAACAGCATTTCGTCATCTGTTGTCTGTATTTGTGTGATTACGTCTTGACGTAATCTATTAATGTCTTCGTTAATGATGTCTTTTATTTTCATGATATAGTATTTATTCTCGACGTTCGATATCATCTTCGACACAAATGTCACCATATTGTATTTCAATTATACGACAGGGTTTGTTGTAAGGGTTAGCCAATTGATGCCACTGTTCTTCCGGTATGCGATGAGTTGAATGCTTAGGTAAATGCGGCGATTGAATAGTAGTTGGATAAACACGACTATATTCGCCTACGGTTGCTTGGCCATCAGCAATAAACCATAATTCAGATCTATTATAATGTTTCTGCATACTTAGTTGCTTGCCTGGATTGATGGTTAATTCTTTGACTTTTAAGCCTAAAACGTCATGTAAAACGCGATAATAACCCCATTCTCGCTCAGTTTTAGGTGCTTTCCACTCATCTAATATCCAACTGCTACTATTACGCTTTTCCATGCCGCCAACACCAAATACAAATTCTACATCCTTACACTTCATCTCAGGGATATTGTCTTGGGTTCTATCGCCACCATTAGCAAATACTATATGACTATTCGGATACATTAGTTTAACATTATTAATTGCTTCAATAGCTGTGCCGTCATTATCATCAAACAATATACAGTGGTCAACCATCTTCAAGTTTTCAATAATAGCAATACGTTCGGTGCCGGGCATAAACGCACGGCCCTTCTTACGGGCTACCCAAGCATCACTGTTTACTCCAACAACAAGTATATTACCTAAGGCCTTAGCAGCTTTAAAGTATTCTATGTGCCCGCTGTGCAGAGGATCAAATCCTCCGGTGACTAGTATAATTTTATTAATCATATTTTTTCTTTGGTGGCCGCATAATACCGATTGGCTTAGCTATCTTAGTTTGTTTTTTAATTATATTTGCCTGTTGCACAGTCTGCTTGTCCGATGGTGTAGATATATTAATAACCCCATCAAATGTACGTGTAGCTTCTTCTGGAATTTCTGTCCGTTGACTTACATAATCAATAAAGTAGTTTTCTTTATCTAACCACGGATATAATATATCTTCTTGACGTAGATATCCATAATGGGTTATCGAATCAACTATAGTTGGATTTAACAAGCCTGTATCTAACAAATCGTACCACGATGTAGTAGTTGCATCCATTGGTGGTATATCTGATTTATATACTGCTATGTGTATCCACGGATCATTAAATGCTTTAAGTAGATAGGCATCCTTGCAGTCAAACCCATTTACTGCCAACATATAGATTAAACTAGTTGGAGTAAAGTTATAAAAACATCCACTATGTGTTCGACTATAATATTTGTTATCTGCTACTCCGCTGTGTTGCGGAATGCTCAATACTAGCATTGCATTAACATTCATTTGATCATTCCACAATCGCAATGTTTCAATCGGATTGGTGCTGTATTGTAAACTATCATGCGACCATACTAGATCGGCTTGTATAGGAATACATCGAGCAGTAAAATCTTTATTAATTAGTCGAATATTATCTAGTCGAGGTATTTGTTTAAGTTTATCAGCATCTCGATCAACTGCAAAACAATTATAATTATAAGGGCGAGGAGGGTCATCACGTGATTCTAAAGTTGCCCACCAGGTAATATCTTCACCTGTGCCACAGCCCATGTCCACAATGGTTGTTAAACTGTCAAGAAAGCTATCGTACTCCCTAAGTTGATTTAATACCTTAAGTGCGTGCCTTGCCATTTTTCAATATCCTAAAAATAAAATCTTTACTGAAGTTGGTGTAAGCTTCTATAAATTTTGCAGTATAGTCCGCTTCGTCTTCGGCATTATTACTTAATCTTGCAAATCGTAATTCCTGTGAATAGGTCATTAGCTCGCCTTTACGTTGCATATAATCCAATATGTCAATATCATCGTCGGGACCAATATGAGAAGAAACGTATTTAATCTCTTCCCATTGTGCTAAAAGTTCGTCTACATTATTGATTAACTGTTGCATCTTCCATTCCTGCTGTACGCAGTCTAACAATGTGTCCAATCATGTATGATTTTGCTTCTAAACCTTTCATAATACCTAACCATTTGTTACGTAGTAGAGCCACTTCGTTAATGATTGTTTCCATATCAATAACTTCGCTTTCGCCATCAACATACTTTTCAGCATCGCGACTAGTCAGCGCACGTGCGTAGGCTTCGAGATACTTTTTGTAGTGGTCTTGACGGATTTTGCGAAGTTTGATATTGAGAAAGTTAAGCACCGCTTCAATCTCTTGTAATTGATTGAACCGTTGCTCAGTAACTCCGGGCAATGTAGCTAGCCCTTTTTCAATATTGCCGTTTACCCTGACTTCATTTTTAGCCTGCGTCAGTTCATTACTATAGTAGTCAATGAAGTCGGGTAAATTAGCGATATCTTGTACTACTTTATTATACCACATAATTACTCGTCGTCGTAGTCGTTTTCAGGTTCAGCTTCTTCGCCTAGATATTCTTCTACAGCACGTCGAAGGTAAGCATCAGTACCGCCAAACTTCTTCAAATCTGCTTCTGTAATGCTGTGATCAGCAACTACATTAACCACATGATCTGCCACTGCTTGGCGATCCTTTTGCGAAATGTATTCCTTAGTAGTAAGCCACATTTCACTTAACAAATCAATTTCTAAACTCATTATTCAGCCCCTTGCTCGAGTACTTCGTTTTCAGATACATCATCTGCAACTTCAGTAGTTGTTATACTTAGCAGATGCAGATTAGACGAAATTTCTTTCATAACTTTATCTAAACATTCATCTTCGTTACGTTCCCACGCTTTACGGAATTTTTTAATAACAACCTTATCTGCTAGTGTATAGACTAAACTGTTGCCTTCTTTCTTAAGCATGTTCTTAGCTTCTAACATATCTACCATACCACTGTAAGGACTCATACCTGTTTCATACGGAATCTCTACTTGCACTGACTCAAACGGTTTAGCATAACGTGTTTTCATAATCTTACAAGCGGCACGGATACCGTTAACCGTCGTAGTTTTATTACCATCAGCGTCTGTTTTAAGTTTAAGTTTACGCATAGCTACAACGATACTCGAAGCGTAGATAAAGCCTTGGCCACCGCTGATTTTGTCATCTGGGTCAAACATATCCTGTGACGCATACGTATGGTTAGTTGCTACTAGACCTAAGTTTAATGTACCGAACATGTTTACACAGTTACGTACAAGTGCCGTAAGTGCTTTAGGTTTACGGCCCATATCACCCTTCATTTCACCTGCTTCAAACTGGTTAACGTCTGTTGGAGTTAGCATCATACCTAAACTGTCTAGAACAAACAATACTTTAGGACGGTCTTCTTCTGGAAGTGTACGATACTCTTTAACAAAGTCACTGATAACTTTAGCCACATCATCAATCATAGCCATGTTAAGTTTAAGTAACTTGCTTTCGTCTGTGTCTACACCTAATGCGTGTAACCATGCTTCGTCAAGTGCGTTTTCTGTATCAATTAAGATTACATAGATACCTTGCTCTTGCGCATGACGTACAATGTTGCCTGAACAGATAAATGATTTACCTGCGCCGGATTCACCAGCAAACACAGTTACCTTACCCATCGGAATACCTTTGTTAAAGTCTCCGGATAATAGGTAGTTTAGTGTGTAGTTGCCTGTACTAATCCAATCAGTTGGATCGTTAAATCCAATACCTAATCCGTCAATACTTTTGGTAATTGACTTTCTAAATTTACTAATGTCAAATGGTTTTGCCATGATGTTTTTCCTTTGAGTTTATATTATATTAGTTTACACGATTTATACAGCTATGTCTATATGTAATGACATATATCTTTTCCAAAATTTGCCTATTGCTTCAGAATCAAAATCATCAAACCCAATTTGAGCGTATAATTTTTTCATCTCAAGAATAAACAGTTCTTTATTAAATATAGTCGAATCTATATCAACTATTATTTTATTATTTTTTACAAGGTGCCATTGGTAAAATTGTTGCATTTCAACTATATCTGTTAGATAGTTATTTTCTTCAAATTGTTCCCAAGTTGGCCAATCTTGTCCTTTTAATACATTATATTTTTCTTTACAATAATTACCTGCATACGATTCAATTGGCTGCAGATTTGATGTTTTTAATTTTGATGCAATATCAATAAATTTTCTATAATTTTTTAACATTATCACTGTAGCGTTTGGCCACACTTTAAGTAAATTTAATACTTCGCCCGGGCCTCTATGTGAGCAAATGAAGAATTTTAAATTTAAATTTGATAGTTGCTCAGTAAGTGAATTTATATAATTAACAGTTGGGCTACCTGTTCTCCATAATTCCTGCACTGGACCATATATGTCAGCATCACCGTATTCATACATTGATATCCAATTTAGCATGTCGTGTTTTGGTGCCAACGAATTTAATGCAGTCTCTAGCCTAAAATGATAATCATCGGGTGTACTAATCAAATATTCAGCAGCACGGGTATCCTGCGGCACAGCATACTTACTCAATGATAAACAATTGCTTATAAATTTGCCACCAGCAAATGGCGTAAATTGTATAATAACTGGATTTGTGCTGTCGAAATTAACCATCAAATTTCTCTAATTGTGCTAGGTATTGTTTGCTCATGTACCAATCATAGTTATAATCAATTGTATCTTTTTCTAATAGATATAAATCGTGCCAATCAGCAGGAGTTAAATGACCAAACTTTGATAGCATACCTAAAAGTTCTACTAATCGAATAACTGGATTAGTAATTGTATCAAATTCATAATTGAATATCGTAGTATACAATTTAAACCCATACACATCAGATATATGTTTATGCCAACCGGGTTGACTGTAACCTAGATACAACGATTTGCCCACTACCGGATATAAAAACTTTTCTGTAACAAAAGGTACATTACTAGTTGCCATTGTTTCCGATACTATCTGTATAAATGATTGATTTATTTTGTCTAATAATATTTTTATATTGCGTTTATGATTATATCGTGTATATTCAATTGAATAGATATTATTATAAAACTCGTCTGCCGCGGCGCCATCAGCTAGGATAAATTTTCTATAAAATCTTTCATCAATACTTGATTCAAAACACTCAATTATGTTACCATCAATACGATCTTTGTATGTGGAGAAATTTTTAGTATTGTACTCAGGTGTAAACCAACCAAATTTATGTAGCGCCGATGTTAATAGTTGACGTGATATATGCTCAGACCCATTAAACGAACACACAAAGTTCTTAAAATCTTTTTCTTTATTGGGCAATTTAATATTATCAAAGTGCAAGAAATTTAATGTATTCTGATATTCTGATGAAAATTGAAGATTTAAATTTGAATAATTGTCACGAACTGCCTTGGGCAAAACATTATGATAATAGATGTCATAATGTTTATTTTGTGCAAGAGCATAATTGTTTATACTATCTAATACTGCATTGCGATTATGTATATCAAATCCGCCGAGGTGATCAAGTAATTGAAAACTCAATGGTAGGCTAGTAAAATCAATTTTTGACTCGGGTAAGAGTTGATATTGTTTTATTTGCAATTTCTACTCCACCATATATTATAAATTTTTCTTAATAAGTCTTTATTAGGCATTGAGATTGCACTGCCCCGGGCAATTTGTTCTATATTATCAATCACTGTATCTACAGAGAATATATTATCAAGATCAAACACCATATTAGTCACCTGTTGGTTACTTGGATGTTGGTACAAATTCTCTGTATTAGAAAATAAACTAAATTCTGAATTTTGAGATATATTAATCATTTTAAATTCATCTATACTATCAACGTGTATTACTGCATCCCCAGTAAAGAATTTTTTTACTAGTTCTTTTCTTTTTGGATTACAATATGCAGGATCATGTTGTAATTGTCTAATTAGATTAGGTGACTCAACATGATAGTGCTTTGACCATACCATTTGCTCAACCCATTCTTTAGCACGAGCTGAGTTAATAATTACATTAACAAAAGTGCTGCCTAACATAAATTGAGGAATTTCAGATTTGTGTAAGATTAAGTTTACTTTTTTATTTGCCTGTATATTATCAAAATAATAATCATTATATTCGTCGGCTAGTAATCGATTGTATTCTTCAATTGTTACATCTGTTCCTCGATCATATGTTCCGCTGTAAAAGTCAGAGCGATAGGGTAAATCGGGCTCCATACGCAAATGGTATGATAAATCAACTGGGAATTTTGAATCAACATAGTTAATACTAGTATCAGCAAAATTGTCTGTACCCTTAGTTGATTCAACAGTTGAATCCCAATGGGCAATATCGTCACTCAATTGAAATGCCGTAGATAAGAATCTGCCGGCTCCGCCCGACGGGTACCTTACAACAATGAACGGTGACTTATGCATTCTTAGTAAGGGTTATTGTTTCTATATAATCTAATTCAATCGCTGAATTAATTACCTTCACTACTTCATCAACAGTCATATGTTGTCTAGTGTCGTAAAACGAATCAATGGTTTGATCATTGTGTATTCCTCTATTCTTAGCAAATGATGTTTTAATCCTGCCTGGGCGGATTTCTATTAACTGATAATTAGAATTTTTTAATTCATCACGCATACATTGTATAAACGTTGTTAGTCCAGCTTTACTTGCAGAATAAATGCTATCACCGCCCATTGACGATTCGACGGCTCTGCTGGTAATAAAGATAATTTTACCTGTGAGATTTTGCTGAATAAATTTCTGTGTTAGATAAATTGGTGCCCGAAGATTTACATCAAGTATATCAGACCATGCTTGTACATCATGTGTCAAAATACCTGTGCCGCCACCGTGACTATGACCGGCATTGTTAATTAATATATCAATTCCGGATAAATCAATAGTTTGTAGATCGGATAGTGAATTTAAATTAATTGTTGGTTTGTCAATGACAAAAACATCGTGGTTAATTTGCAGGCATTCTCTTAATGCCAGCCCTAGTCCGGATGTTGTGCCAGTGATTGCTATTTTCATTTTTAGAAAAGGAGATAGTAGTTAACCTACTATCTCACTCTTTTAACAATTAATTAGTTTTTTGACGATTGCGAATCATCGCTAAGATGTCTTCAGCACGTTGCCCGCCAGCTGCCGGAGTAGCTATTGGTGCTGTTGGAGCACTAACTGCCACTTCATCTGCTTCAAACGGAACATCTGCTGCAGGAGCAGGTGTACTTTCAACATGTTCAGAAACAACTGCACGATCAGCTGGTTGAGCAGCTACATCATTAGTTGTTGTAGGAGCATTTGATGTGTATGAACCGCGTGGTTTAAAGTACGCACCCCATTTTTCTTCATCATATGGTTGACCATCAACACTTGCTTCAAACATTTCTTTCATGATTTTAAGCTCTGCTTCGTTTGGACGTTTAGGCAAGAAGTCAGCAAGGTTATATAAACCAAACTTCTCAATTGCTTCTGCTTCGTCTTGTGTTAAAGCACTTTCTTTACGTGACCATTTACTAGTACTATAGTCAGCATAACCACCTTTACTTGTTTTAGTAGCAGTAAAGTCCAAACCACCTGCATAGTCAGTTGGCAAGTTTTCTAACTCTGGATCCATCAATGCTGATTTAACCAAGTTGAAAATTTGTGGGCTAATGATAAAGCGACGAATTGGATTTTCTGGAGTCTTATCATCTTTCAAAGGATTCTCACGTACAAAGCCTTGGAATAAGTATGATTTCTTTTTCCAGTATTTACGACCCATTTCTTCTAAACTTGGATCTTTAAACCATGTACGCACTTCTGCTAGGATTGGGCATGACTCGCCCCACATCTCAACGCACGGTACTTGTACTGTTGTTTTTTTACTGTCTGTTTGGCCTTTAATACCAGCGAACTCTAAGTTGATCATATTACGTTCAACCCAGAAGAATGTGTTTTTTGGATCTGCATCTGGTAAGAAACGGATACGTGCTGTTGCACCTTCGTCAATATTCCAGTGTGCGTAGATTGCGTTGTCGCCGCCGCCTTGTGATGATTTACCTGAACTACGTGTGTCTTGCGCTTGTAACTTTGCTCTGATTTCTGCTAATGATGTTGCCATGATGTATTTCTCCTGTTGTTTTAAGTTGGTCTTAATATAAGTAACTTCCCGCTACTTACAATAGTATTTATCACCTATGCATTAATAATACGTTATATTGATTGCACGGTCAAGTAAAAAGTTTAAATAGTTTTACCAAAATAAGGAAGTAATTCATCTACTAGTTTGCTGTATCCTGTAATGTCCGGATGCACTTCTTTCCAATGTTTGTATATTAAATCCAATTTCTCAGCGGCTACAATAGACATTGGTTTGAACTCAGATCCAAATTTCTGCATAAATTTTGGTGTATCTGCTAATTGACTATACCACTCAGGGTCGCTTAGATATACATCTTCTAATAGATTAGGTATTAATAACTTAGTGGCACTAGGTACTACTGATGTTAAATTACTGTATTGGTTGACACTTGGGTGTAATTGACCCCAACACCCTAACATTAATACCTGCACATTACGATGTAATGCAATTTCGTTTAATTTAGTATAGAATTTAGAAAAATAATCAGCAATCATATCATCTAAACTATCGTAGTTCAATAAAGAATCAACAAACGTATGCTCTAATTCTTTCCACTGTGTGAATTCAGCATCGGGCGGTTTCTTGACATATAGATAGTGTTCTCTAAATATATCTGTTTGCAGGAATACAATATAATCTACAGTATCCCAGGCAATTTCTTTATATTCGTCACTGTGAGAATGCCCATATAAAGACCTGCCTGTATTGTTCCAATTACCTTCCATACGATCAAGTTGTAACCAATTCGAGCCACCGGCTTTGCTTATATTAATCACAGTGTGCCCGTGTTCTTGTAGTATAGATGCTGGGCCGATACCTAAAGGACCGTAGTCACTGCCAGTGCCACCGAATACACCGATACCCCAACTGTCACCTGCTAGTACTATTGTGCTCATTTATTGTGGGATGATACTAATTTTAAATAATGATGTCTATTATACTCTATTGTTGGCAACATTTCTTGGAATATACTGTTAAGCTCGTCTAAGGAAAATGTAGCTATACGATCTATTTCTTGTTTAATAGCTTCAAATCGCTGATAATTATTTTCAATTTGGTCATAACTTTCATCAAACCATGGGCTAAATGTTTTAAATCCTGCTTGTTGTAACCGTGTTAGGCTGTGTGCGCCCGACATCATAATGAATGGTCGACCTATATATAAATTCTTAATTGCTTTTTCTGTGATCCATGTATTACTCACACAGTCTGTTTCTACAACAATTTCCATAAAATAATCATGATACGGTTTACGGCCAGCGCCAACAATCATATCGTGATCATAAACTCGCTTAGGAAATAATTGATCGTATATAATTGGAGTATTAGCATCAGCCCAAGCTCGATCATCTTCAAAATATTTAAGAAACGGCAGGTCGATCAGCATGCCATATTCCTGATATGATATGTAAGAATCTTCTTTATATTGTGTATAAAGTTGACGTGCTATCTGCAGGCGGTAAAATGTGCCACGATGAAACCATGCGGCAAATTTCTTAGTAAATCTGCCAGTAGAGATAGTGATATCTTTGATAGTTGGATATAATACATTTATCCACATTTGTATACTATCGTGCTTAATAATTGTTGCCAGCGGTATATCTAAATCGTCTCTACAAAAAATAAGACAAGTGTCGGGAGTAAGATTATATTTTTTAATAATGAGTTTAACTATTTCTATGCCGCCCGACAGTATTGGGTTGCATCCATCCTCAAACACAAAAAGAAAACGTTTGCCGATGCCAATTTTATCAACTTGATATATTAGTTGATCAGTGCCCATAAACGCATAATTACGATCAAACATACTATTGAAATTAAGAGCAATTACATCATCAATTTCAATTATTGGTACACCTCGGTCTGCCCAGGATCTGCTCAAATACTTCTGCCAGAAAAACTTTGTTATTAGATTCATATCGATATTTATTGCTCAAAAGAAAGGGCATTAAAAAATGCCCTTTTGTTTAATTGATTTATTATTGTTATTTTACATAAGTCCAGCTATTTTACGCATTTGTGCGATATCTTCATCGAATTGTTTATTGTATAATGACACATCGTCTTCTGGTTCATCTTTAGCTATTGCCTTGATACCATGAGGGATAGTTTTAAGTTTGTCTTTGAAGCTTAATGGTTTTGCGCCCATACGTTTTAGTTTTTCATCTTTGTTAACGTGATCTTCATATCCTTCTGCCAATGCTGCTTTCATTTCTTCTTTAGATTTATTATACTTTGCCTGAAATTCTTCATCTGATAGTTCTGTAAGATCCATGTCAACTTCTTTCATTTTGCCTTCATCAAGATCAGTTTTAGCCAACTCTTCAGACTTACGGCGGGCAACGTCACTTAAGTGTGTTACCTTACCACGTGGATCTTTACCTTGTGTAGATTTCCAATCACTTTCGTGTTCCCAGCCAGTTAATTTACCTGTTTTAGGATCATATGTTACTTTGTCTTTAGCTTCGTTCATTTCTGGATATTCTACGCCCACTTCGTTATATACTTCACGGACCATGATACTGATGTCACTCGAGCCTAATTCTTCCATTGGTGCGTGGAAACTTGCTACATCACGTGCAGCATTCATAACACCATCTGGTCCTGCTTTCATTAATAGTTCTTGGTGTTGCCCAATGTTGCTTGTAATTCTACGAATAATTGCTGTTTGTATTGATTCAACTTGGTCTTGATCATACTCGCCTTCGCTCATTCCACGATTAAACTGATCTGGGTTGTCACGATCTTGATCAAACTCCATATCACTACCGTATTCTTGATCAGGTTCGTCAAGGTCACGGTCAAATTCCATTTCATCATCGCCTTCAGCTACAGCTGATTCGTATTGATCAGCTGGCTCTACGTCGCCGATTTCGTTCATAACTTTACCGTAGATTTCTGGCATATTTTCTTGTACCCAATCCATAACTACATCACGTGCATCTGCTTCTGGGTTTTCTTCTGCTAGGTCACCTAGACGATCAAACAATACATCGTCGCCGATTAAGTTGTATAATGCACTAGTAGCGTTAGTAGCATCTACACCAACAATAAGTGGTTCCATTAGTAAATCAATTAGTTCAGAAACTTGTTCTTCACCTTCTGGTGTAGCCCATGTACCTTCAGCTACATTAGTAGCCCATGATTCAAATTGTTGTGCGAATTTATTAGATTTTTTCATATTATATGCCTTTTGTACAATTGGTAGTGCTGTATCAGTTGCGTCATTGTAAGTTTTTCTAACGAAACGCTCACGCATACTATCAACGTCGAAGTCATCCATTAGAGTTTGTTCATCCATCTGGAAACTTTCTTTGCAAGCAGCGTAACCCTTACGTCCGCTCATTCTTTTTAGAGTGTCATTCAATAAACCATGATATTCAAATGCCGCTTCAACCATAGCTTGCGTTTCGGCGTCTTCAAATGTTCTACGTACCATTTGTGATTTAAACGGACGTAGTTTACTACATTCTTCTGCTACTTTAGTAATGTGTTGACCAAAATCATCATTGACATCGCCGCCTTCTGATACGTGACGTGCCATAGCACGTGCATATCTTAAATTGTTATATGGTAATTTAAAACGCTCACCATCTGTTGTTTCAACAAACAATGCTTTAATTTTACGACTACGTGCGCCACGTTGCTCTGGATCTACTCTATCGCTGTGACGTACAATAATCTTTACGTTACCATCTTGCTCGTAACTGCTACGACTTGTGCCGTGCATTCTGCTTTCGCCGATTACTTCGTCTTTACTGTATGTGCTGTCTGATTTACTTACTTGCTGTAGGTCGCGATGTTTTAGTGTACTACGTGTAATATCGCGTGGCTCAAAGCTCAATAGATTACGTTTAGCAAACTCACGCAACTCTCTTAAAAAGCCATACCATTTTGCTTTTTCTTCTTCGTCTAATTCACTGCTGATATTTTTACTAAAGTATATTTTAAGCGAAGTTTCATCAATAACACTAATGGTTATGTTGCCGTGACTAACACCGTCAACTGTATAGTCAAAGTTGAAAAAACGTGCGTCTTCTGGATTTTGTGTAGCTTTGGCATTTTCATCGCCTAAACTAACATCTTCAAACCTGTCGCGGATTTTTTCAAATAGTGCTTCGGATATTTTATTAATTTCTCTCATATTGTATTTATTCAATTAGAACATTATGAATGGCATAGGTTCTATAAAGTCATCCAATGTATCACGCATTGCGTTATCAAGTGTTGCATCGTATGTTTGTAATAACATTGCCATACGTACTATTAAAACTAAGCTCATTACCAAGTCATCTGTTTCGCCGGGTTTAGCAGCAAAGCTAGAGCCATTGGCAACAAATGTTTTTAATTCTGATATTAAGTTTTTACTAGCAATGGTCATACGCTTAGTTTCTATTAGATTTTTTAATTTAGAACAAGCTGATATTTTGCTTTTGTTTGTAGTATTAAATCCTTTACGATAGCGTCTGCCAGAGCCCATAGCCTTAGGTTCATTTAAGAATGTTCCTTTGATATTTTCCTCGCCCATTTCGGCTACTGTTATTAGTGCCGCTTCACCTATTGTGTTGTTTTCCATACTATAGTAAATGTTGGTTACTGGCACTGTTTCTGCTAGATAGCGGGTAATTTCACGTAATATACCAATCTGTTGTTGTATTGGTGTGCGATTATGTTGCCATTCGCCCACTTGTATAAAGCTAGGCAATTCGACTATTTGTATTGCGGCAGGGTCGCCACCAGTACCTAAACTTGGGTCTAATGCAACAAGATATGTATTTGCTGGGTTGGGCTTTTTATACCAACGTATCTGACCTTGTCGTTCAATTGGGTCAATGCCGTCCATCTCAATTAAATGCCCTGGGTTAATTAATGTTTCATCCCAAATCAAAAATTCGCAATCCATCTCTCTACGGAAGCGTTCATCACCCAATTGCGCACGTTGTTCGCTTGCCCACTTGTCATCTCTATCCGGGTGTTCACGCCAATAACTGCGGAATGACTTAAACCCATTAACTCCCAATTCAGTGGCATTGCCAAATTCATCAATGCATTTGTTGGCTCCCTTCCATAAGGTAGCAAATTGGTCTTCGTCTGAATTAGGAGTCGATGTGATAATACATTTACCACCTGTTGCTAGGGTAGGACTAATAGAAGTCCAGAATTCACGGCCAATAGTACTACGAACGAACGCAAACTCATCACAGTATAATAATGATATAGAAAGACCACGACCTGTATTTTCGGTAGTTGTACTTGACATGATCCGACTACCGTTTTCAAAGTCTATACTACCTTTGTTGTAGCTAGTTGCACCTGCACGTATAAAGTCCGGACACAGTTCGTATGCATAACGTATACGTGACATAATTTCCTGCGAGCCTGTAAATTTATGTGCGGCAATTAGGATAGTACTATCAGGTACAAACATAGCGTACCATAACAAATAACCAGCGGCACTTGTCGATTTACCTGTTTGTCGAGGCATTAACGATATACTGAATCGATAATTGTGATATGTATCAATAAGTCGTGTCTGATAATCAAACGGCTGATATAACATACGGCCTTGAGTAGGATGTTGTATATAGAAGTAATGACTCATGAAATACTGCGGCCCAGTGATTGGGTCAGCGCATCGAGCAAATTCTATAATTTGCTCTTCTGTAAAGGTCTCTGATTGGTGCGCACGTTTTACTAGTACGCCTTCAAGTGATTTAGCCATACAAATACTTATGTTAGAAAGGAGATTCGCCTGTCAAATAAGGCTTAGAAAACCATAATCGAAACCACTCGGGTGTCCCAGGCTTTACATTATTGTCTTGTTGATAGTTTACTTTTTCCATAGCAGTAACACTACAGTTACTACCTTCGTCACTAGTTTGGCTAGCAGTATATTCTTGTAATTTGGCTAGGCCGCCTAAGCCAGCAAGTGCTTTTATTTCATGTATAGGATCGGCAGAGTCGAGCACTGCATCAGGAATAGTATCCTGAGAATAGTCTTGTGTACGAATTGAATATTGTTTAAACACCGTATTTGTTTTTCTTAGGTTTGGCTACAGGACTGACTTTGTTTACTTTGTTGGATTCAACACTATTCTTGCCGCCGTGTGTTTTACGTTTAAGTCCAAACTTCTTAGCTGTGTGAGCAATAATTTCATCATCGGCATCACTATAACCTACTGTTACAAATTCACTGCCGGTGCCTGCCTGTTGATCAGCGTCTACGTCAGGAGCGCCTGCTAGCTCAATACCAAAGCGATATGCTAGGTATGGGTTAGCGTTGTTATCTAAATGAGGGAAAGACTGAAGATTAGGAAGGGCATTTTTAGAACCCGTTCTAACATCACCTTCAGTAACTATTTCATTAATTTTCATTAGTATTTGCCTGTTAGTGTAGCTATTTGTTTACGTAACTGTTCAAGTTCATCAGTAAGTGCATCGAGTTTATGACTATTTGTATCAATTGCCAATTCTTCACCATCATTTTCAATTTCTAATTGATCAATGTCTGCTTCTTCTGCATCATTTTCTGCGCTAAGTGTTTTAATGTCAGCCATGCTATGGTTGTTTGCTTTACGCACCAATGTAGCCAATGCACTAAAATCATCAGTTGCATCAGGATATTTTGCTTTTGCTACCTTCAGCATGTTTTGTGTTTCTGGATCCATTGTGGATTCAGTAAGTTGCTCAATATATTCGCGCAATGTTTTCATTTTAATATTCGTCGTCTTCTTCTAGTCTACCACGTAGATCAGTTACAGAACCTGTTTGACTATTACTACGCAAAAATGCTTCAAGCCACGGGCGAGTGTATGCACCAACAACATTACCTACTTCTTTAGTAGATTCAAGTTGATTCGCAATTCTAACCGCTTCCGATAATGCTTCCTCGAGTTGATCTATTAGATCAGCCGCGTGGCTAGTGCCTTCATCATCCCAAAGTGCTTCTTGGACTGGCTGTTCTAATGAACTACCGTTTTCAACAATCATCGCATATTTTTTTAATAAGTCTAAACTCATTTTGTTAGACCTTTTAACAAGCTAGTATATTTGCTCCAGCTAGTATCTTTAGCTTCAGCAACTGCCATCGGATTGTCACCTGGTTGTGCAATTTTGTAAGCACGTTTAGTAGCATGTAAGTCATTGCCACTCGGAATAGCTGCATCAATGCCAGCAGTTTGTTCACGTGGGCTGTTTACATATTCTGGATCACGTTCTTCGTCAACTGCATCAATCATACCTTGTGCAATAGCTGACTCTGCATCTTGTGGTAATTCAACTGCTTGTATTACTGGTTGTGCTGTAACTTGTTCCATGCCTGCTAGTTTACGGAATAAGTTAAGTGCATCTTCTTGACCGTTAGCAGTAATGTTGACATTAATATCTTCTTTAACTGTGTAACGTTTACCAGCAACTTCGAACTCTTTAGCACCACTTGCTTTAGCAGCTGCCAATGCACCTGAGAATTCATTGCCTTCTGCCATTTCTGCTTCTGGTAAGGAATCCATATCAACATTAATTTCAGCTGGTGGATTAGGTAGTAATTCAGCTTCATTAACAACACCTGCGGCGGCATAGAATTTATCATGGCTGAAGCGTGGATTTTGTTGTTTAAATATATCAGCGTGATGTTGTGCTAACTCTTTACGTTTAGCCTCATCTGGAATATTTTTAATTAAATCTGCTACCATACGGAAGTCTTTACGGCTTGCAGCTTCATTAATTGAACTTTCGTCTAACTCTTCTAAGCTAGATCTTTCTAATCCAATTTCTTGTGCTACATCAGTTTCGGCAACAGGAGCAGGCAATCCAGCTAATGCTGCAATTTCATCTAATTCTGATACACCACCTAAGTGACTGTTCATTGGAACGCCACATTCTGCAACTTCTTTAGAGTAATGACTATATGATGTTGCTACATCACCTAAGAAATCTTCGTCCATTAAAAGAATGTTTCTAGCACGATTAGGTTGTATACCCTGCGCTACCATTTCTTTACGTACTGCAT